CTGCACCGTGTCGAGCGCGGTCATCGCGCCGCCCTGCGGCTGCCACGACACCGCCGCGTGCCCGGTGTAGGCCTCGACCCGTGGGCCGGACGCTGTCATCTCGTAGATGCGGACGTAGACGACGTTGTTGGGGCCGAACTTGCCGATCGCCCGGCCGCGGATCAACTCCTGCCCGGCGTCGTAGGCGGTCGCGTCGGCGACGGTCACCTTCCGGGCGACGGTCGCTGTCGCGGTCCAAGCGGCGGCGGTCTTCGTCTGCGACTGGAACCCGCTCGAGTCGTAGTCGGAGTCGTCCTCAAGGTTCGGGTTGTCCGGGTTGAAGTCGAAGTTCTCCATGCCCAGCACCGGCACCCATGACGGGGTGCCGACGCCGTTGTTGGAATCCACGTCGAGATACCACTTTGCGGCGAGAGTTGACGCCCCGAGCGGGGTCTTGGTGGTTGCTGTCATCGAGTCCTCCCAGACTCTGTCGGGGCTTGCCTAAAGACGGTGCGGGCCGGGCCGGTAGAGCTCGAGCGTGAAGTTGCTCAGTTGCGTCCAGCGCAGGTTGTCGTCCTGCCCGAGTGTCGTGCCGGACGTGCGGACGAGGGTGACGATGCGGATGCCGGTCGGCAGCGTCGTCGGGAACAACCCGAGCAGCGTGTCGGCGACCAGGTCGTCGAGGTCGCGGGCCGGCCGCGGGTCGGCACCGGCACGACGGGACCGGATCTGCAGGCCGCGGATCGAGTCGGCGTAGACCGCGTCGTCGCCGAGGCCGTAGGTGCTGACGGTGACCGCGTCGTCCGGGGTAGCGGGGACTTCCGAGTCGTACAGGCCGATCTCGTTCGCGGCATATGGCGTGCCGTCGGCGTGCCAGGTCAGGCCGATGCTCGCGGTGGCGAGCAGCTGCGCGACCCCGGCGACGAGGTCGGTGTCGAAGCCCATCAGTCGAGCGCTTTACGCAGCGCGACGCTCATCGCCTCGACGGCGCGTTCGCCCGCGGAGTGCAGAGCCGTCTCAAGCCACTTCGGGCCGCCGCCGTTCGGGTGGTTCAGCGTCATGTCCTCGTGCTGCTTCACGGCGTACTGATTCGACGGCGCGTGCGTTCCGTCGCCGTCGTCGTCGCGGCCGTAGGTGATCGCCGCCGACAATCCGTCCTCGCGGACCACACGGCCGGATGCCTTGAGCACGCCTTCCTCGACTGGAACGCCGGGCTGTGATGCGTCGAGAACCACATGCGCGGCAGCATCGACAGCTTCCGCGGCAGCCCCACGCAGCAGGAGCGTCGCGTCCAGGCGTGGCGGCACGTAGGTGACTCGCACGCTCATTGCAGAGACACCTCCCAAAACTCCGGCAGAGGAATGCCGCCTGCGTCGCGCCGGCTGATGGCGACGACGATTCCCGTCCGCTCACCGAACTCGACGGGCAGCGTCACTTTCGACTGAACCGGCACGATCGGCGTCTCGATCGGGAGCAACACGGTTGCGCTCGAGGTGATCTCCTGCCCTTTCGGGCCTGCGACGATGCGTTGCCCATCGTCGACCAGACCTGTGACAGTCGCCGGAGCGTCGTACTGAGCACCGAAAGCCGACTCGCCTGTGTACCGCTGCACTCTGACGGGATGCCGCCAGAAATAGCTCAGGTCGACCGTGCCGGTCCCGGGCCGCGGCATCAGTACCCACCGATGAAGATCTCAGTGTCGGTGCCGGAGTCGAAGTCGAACAGGCCCAGAATCGACGGCTCAACAAGCTCCGCGAGTCCCGCCCCGCCGTCGGCGATCTCGAACGTACCGCTGTTGTAAGCCTGGTCACGCAACAATGCCGCGCGTGCCATCAGCGACTCGGCGACCGCCGGCCCGTCGGCCTCAAGAATGCGTAGCGCCCGGATCTTCTTGAACAGCAACGCTTCATTGCTGGCGAGCGTCTCCAACGCCTGAGCGGCAGCGAGGCGCACATCGTCCTCGAGGTCCAGAAACGCCTGCACCTCGGCGTCGCTGAACGTGAACGCGGTGTCGTCGACATCGGAGATGAGCAGCCGCACCTTGCCGAGGTCCGTAGTCAGGTCGACCGGCACGAGCTACCTCCTCGCGCGATCAGGCCCTCGGGCTACTAGTCCGCTTGGCCGGTTTCGCCGGTTCGGCCACCTTCGTCGGACCGGCCTTGGCTTCCGGCTGGGGTGCCGGCAGCCGATCTCGGATCTCACCGAGCAGCCCGTGGATTTCCGCGAGGTACTCGTCGGTCACCGAGATCGGCTGAGGCAGAGACATCAGGAGCCGGAGCCGTTCGACGCCACCGCGCTCTTGGTGTCGAGCAGGGTGCCACCGAAGACGTGTCGCACCTTGTACTGCACGGAGTCAGTGTCGAAGTCGCCGTCCATCGGTGAGATCGAACCACCGCCGACACGCACAGAGTCCGGGTCCTTCATGAACAACTGCGGCGCTTCGTAGCCGCGGAGGAACCCGATCTCGCTGATCGGCCGGCCCATGCCGTTCGGTGACTGCAGCAGGTACCACGACGTGTTGCCGTGCGTCGTGTCGATGAGCGGCAGCCACGGGTTGACGACGAGGGTGACCTTGTTCTTCATCCAGTTCGCGACCCGGAGTTGGTCGTTCCCTGTGCCTGGACCACCACCGGCTGCCGCGAGGATCTCGATGGCGTTGATGATGTTCTCGGCGGTGACCTGCAGTGCCGGTGGCACCATCAGCACGGCCGCATCGACGAGGATCGGGTTGCCGTTGGTGTCCTTCTGGCTCGCGAGGATCGTGAACGCAGTGGTCAGCGCCGACACCGACAGGGCTGGGTTGGCGGTGACGATGTTGGCGTGGCCAGCGGTGAAGAACGTGGCATTCGGCCCGGTCGAGGCGGCGAACAATGAGGTGGCGAAGAACTCCTCGGAGTTGCGGGCGGATACCGCTAGGTTTCGCGGTAGCCGCTGCATCACGCCGAGGTCGTCGTTGATGATCGTTTCCCAGGAAAGCTGGAACCGCTTGCCCTTCTTCGTCACTGAGTAGACGAACGGCGTCGCGTCGGGTTGCGAGTCTTCCGGATACTCCGTCAGTTCCTTGACATCCGTGAGGAGGCCAAGACCGCCGTCAACGGCGAACCGCTTGACCTGGCGGAAGTCGCGGACGGTGCCGGCCCGGGCGTACTGACGCCACTGCGACGGCACCTGCTGGTAGTCGGCCAGCAGTTGACGGTCGAGGATGTCGGCGAACAGCACCGGGAAGTCGCTGGTCGACAGCGCCTCCTGCAGGTGATAGGCGGGGCGTCGGCCGGACAGCACTTCCTGCAGGAACCTTGCTGCTTCGGTGAGGCTCTCGACGTAGCGGGGGTCGTTCGCGCGGCGCAACGAACGCACAGGGCGTCCGTCGTCGCTGGTGAACAGCCGCTGGACGGACGCCTCTTCTGCCTGGATCGTGTCCAGGGTTTCAAGCAGTTCGGGCATGACTGATCTCCCTGGACTCAGACGGCGCCGTTGAGGCGAACGGTGATGGTGGCGGTGGCACCGGAGGTGACAGCTGCGAGCGCGGTCCCGAACTTCTTACCGGTGTTCTTCTTGGACAGCTTCGGCGTGTCAGCGTCGGTGTAGTAGATCGTGTCTCCGGCCGCGACTGCACTGTTGCCGCCGGCGTCGATGCCCTTCACGGACACGTTGAACGCGCCTTCGAAGGCGACGGAAGTCGTGCCATCACCGCGCTCGGCGGTGAGTGCGACACCACAAAGGTCACCGAAACGAACCGGGTCGCCGGATGCCGGGGTCGCGGGGTCGCTGCAGACGACGGAGAGGTTGTCGCCTTCGTCGTAGACCTGGTTGGTCGCCATCGGTCAGTTCCTCCCTCGCGCCGCAAGCGCTGCGCTGTCGTCGTCCATGCCGAAGCCCTTGAACGCCTCAGCGAGCCTGGTCTGCGCTTCGGTGAGCGCCTCGGTGGCCTGCGGCGTCCTGCCGCCGCCGAGTCCTCGCGGTCGCCCAGCGCCGAGTTGCTCGGCCAGGGTCGTGACGAACTCCCGTTCGGCGGCGATCGCCTCGGTCACCCGCTGGTCGAACGCAGCGGTGTCGAGCTCTCCCGCGTCGGTGAGCGGCAGATCGGAGACGACGTGCTCGCGGATGCGGCCCCGAATCGCGTCGGGCAAGTCGGCCGCTTCCTGCGCAGCGAGCGCGGTGTCGATGCGGCCCCGAGCAACACCCGCGGCTGCGAGCAGTTGCGCCCGCTGCTCAGCGGCGGTCGCTCGAGTCTCGGCGTCGGTGGCGCGCTGCTCGGCCTCTTGTACGGTCTGGGCGGTTGGCCGCTCACGTAGCTCGCGCAGCTCCGCCTCACTGATCTCGGGCATGGTGCTGTCCTCCGTTGTGGACGTTGGGACGGGCTGCGCCGGCGGCGGCGAGCCGACGGGCAGGTATTGGGTGTGAGCGGTGACCTCGATTGGGTCTCCGGTGAAGGTCACGTCGTTGTCGGTGACTGTGTAGGCGACCTGGAAGAGTCCGTTCGCGTC